ATAGAACATTTGATACATGGGATATCACAGTAATCAACGATACTGATTTTAACGTTCGTAACGCTATGGAACGTTGGATGAATGGTATCAATGGTCACACCACAAACGAAGGTCTTGTTAATCCAACAGACTATCAAGCTGACTTAATTATTGAGCAGCTAGATAAGAATGGTGACACACTGAAGACCTACAACTTCCGTGGTACGTTCCCAACTAACGTTTCTCCGATTGATGTATCGTATGATGCAACTAACACAATCGAAGAATTCACTGTGACTTTCCAAGTCCAGTACTGGGAATCCGACACAACGTCCTAATGGGATGAATAAATAGGGGGGATACATTCTCCCCTATTACTTTTATTTGGAGATAAATTTTGGCAGACGACAATAGTTTAAAAGTTTTTGGCTTTGAAATCAAGAGAGCCACTAACAGAAAAGATAAAGAACAATTACCTTCTATTGTACCGCCATTAGATGATGACGGCGCTGGCTATGTTACTGCGTCGGGTAGTTATTATGGCTCATTTGTCGATCTTAGTGGCGACAAAGCAAAAGATGACAAAGACTTAATCAAAAAGTATAGAGATTTAGCAACTCATCCAGAAGTAGATGCTGCAATTGAAGATATTGTAAATGAAGTTATTTCTGGTGAAGATGAAATTGTACAAGTTGATCTTGACAATGTAGAAACATCAGACTCTATTAAAAAACAAATCAAAGAAGAATTTGATAATATCTGTGCAATGTTAGATTTCCAAAATTATGGACATGACATTTTCCGTAGATATTATGTTGATGGTAGAATTTATCATCATCTGGTGGTTGATCCTAAAAGACCACAAGAAGGTATTCAAGAAATTAGACCTATTGACTCTACTAAAATTCGTAAAGTCAAAGAAGTTAAAAAAGAAAAAGACCCTGTTACAGGCGCAAATATCGTCAAGAAAGTTGATGAATACTACATCTATAGTGATGATGCATCAGCAAACTACTTGACAAAAACTGCTGGTAATAGCCAAGCTAATAATGCTGTCAAACTTTCGCTTGATTCTATTAGCTATGTCACAAGCGGCCTTTTAGATTCTCCCAGAAAGAAAGTCATTTCTTATTTACATAAAGCAATTAAGCCCATCAATCAATTGCGTATGATGGAAGATGCTTTGGTAATCTATAGGTTAGCAAGAGCGCCTGAAAGACGTATTTTCTATATTGATGTAGGTAACTTACCTAGAGGTAAAGCAGAGCAATATCTTAAAGATATTATGGCTCGCTATAGAAACAAGCTTGTCTATGATGCAAACACTGGTGATCTTAGAAATGATCAAAAGCATATGTCTATGCTTGAAGACTTCTGGCTTCCAAGACGTGAAGGTGGCAGAGGCACAGAGATTTCAACACTGCCCGGTGGCCAGAACTTAGGCGAAATTGATGATATTATTTACTTTCAGAAAAAAGTTTACAAGGCATTAAATGTTCCTGTTGGTCGAATTAATCCAGAAGAGCAGGCCGGTGGTATTTTAGGCAGAGCATCTGAGATTACAAGAGATGAATTTAAGTTTCATAAGTTTGTATCTAGACTGCGTAAAAGATTTTCTGAATTGTTTATGAATATTCTAAGAAAACAACTTCTTCTCAAGGGTATCATTACAGAAGATGATTGGGAATCTTGGAAAAGAAATATTCTAGTTGACTTTATCACAGACAACTATTTTGCAGAATTAAAAGAATCTGAAATGCTTAGAGAGCGTATTGGTACACTGCAAAGTATGGAAACATATGTCGGCATGTTCTATTCCAAATCATGGGTCCAGAAGAATGTTCTTATGCTTACAGATGATGAAATTAAGCAAATGGATAAAGATATCGCTGATGAAAAGAAGTCTGGTGAAATCGAAGAACCAGAAGAAGGTGATGAAGAAATCGCTTAATTTCAAATTATTATAAATATTATTACATAATTTTAATTGAGGTAAATAAATGACTGAAATCGCTGACTTTCTAAATAATGTCACTACTAAGAACTTTGTAGAAGCTGAGAAGCAATTCAGTGATCTTATTAATGCAAGATTATCTGATCGTATTGAAGGTGAAAAGGCCAGTGTGGCCGCACAGATTTTTAATAATACTGTAGAAGAACCTACAATTGAAACGGAAACAGAAGTCGAAAATGAAGACGTTTAAAGAATTTAGTCTAAACATCATTCCGAAAGGACACAAGATGGTTAAGGTCTTGCAGTCCAAAGCGGGTGAAGTCATGGTTACCAAAAAAGATAATAAATTTAATATTATGTTTGATAATCAGACTGTAGACACAGAAGACAATGAGCGGGACGCTATGAAGTCTGCTCGTAACTTTGTTCAATTGATGAGCAAGGGCTCTGCTGGTATGAGTACTTCTGATCTTGGTGGCAAAAGAAGCGGAAGAGGTGGATACTTCAAATGAAACTGATTACAGAGCATACAGAAAATGTTGAATATATCGTTGAAGCAAAAGAAGACGGTAGTAAGAATTATGTAATCGAAGGTATCTTTGCCCAAGCAGAGCAAAAAAATAGAAATGGTAGAATTTATCCAAAAGCAATTTTGGAAAACGCAGTTTCTAAGTATGACAAGGAGCAGGTGAAAACCCAGCGTGCAGTAGGTGAATTGAATCACCCTGCCGGTCCTATCATTAACTTAGATAAAGTTTCTCATCGTATTACTGAACTCAAGTGGAACGGTAATGACGTGATGGGAAAGGCACTTATTCTTGACACCCCTAATGGTAAGATTGTGAAAGGTCTCTTAGATGGTGGAGTTAAGCTAGGTGTTTCAACTCGTGGTATGGGAACTCTTGAGCAAAAAGGTGGAGTGAATATGGTCGGTAAAGACTTTATTCTTAACACTGTGGATATCGTACAGGACCCATCTGCACCATCAGCTTTCGTTAATGGGATTATGGAAGGTGTAGAGTGGATTTGGAATAACGGTGTCTTGGAAGCCCAAGAACTTGAAAGAATTGAGACTGAAATTCGAAATGCTTCTAGGTCCGATCGCTCTGCGGTTGAGATTCGGGAGTTTAAAAATTTCCTCTCTAAGATTAATCTTTAATAGGAGATAGACATGTCCGAACAGGAAATGTATGAAGACATTGAATCTGTTGAAGAAGTTGTTGAGGAAGAAACTCAAGAAGAATCTGAGACTGATGAAGTGTCTGAAGCAAAAGCTGCTGCACCTGAAGTAGATGGTGCAAAAGCTGCTGAAGACGATGCTGCTAAGATTAAAGCATCGGCTCCAGGTCAAGCTAAAGTCCCAGGCGGTGTTGCCAATAAAGGCGAAAAAATGCCAAAGACTAAAGCTGGTATGATCAATGCAATGTATGAAAAAATGAGTGGCATGAAAAAAGATGCTCTCATGGCTGCATACGGCAAAATGATGGAAGATGTTGATCTTGACACTGTAGATGTAGAAGATGCTGCACCTGCTATTCATGAAAAAGCAGAAGCTGTAACTGTTGATGTTACTGCTGACATGAATGCACTTGCAGAATCCGAAGCAACTCTTTCTGAAGATTTTAAGTCTAAGGCTGCTATCATTATGGAAGCTGCTGTTAAGTCTAAAGTATCTGAAGAAGTGTCTCGCATTGAATCTGAACTTCAAGAAGAATTTGACGAAGAACTCAAAACCACCCGTGAGGAAATGGTTGAGTCCATCGACGGTTACCTGAACTACGTTGTAGAGAAGTTCATGGAAGAAAACAAGCTGGCAATCGAAAACGGTCTCCGTGCTGAAATTGCTGAAGACTTCATGAAAGGCCTTAAGAACCTCTTCACTGAAGCTTATGTTGATGTTCCAGAATCTAAGGTTGACTTGGTTGATGAACTTTCTGAGCAAGTTCGTGAACTTGAAGACAAACTCAACGAAACCACTCAGTCTGCTATTCGTCAAAGCGCTGAACTGGAAGAACTCATGCGTGATGCTATCATCCGTGAGCATTCCCGTGACCTCGCTGAAACGCAAGTAGAAAAGTTGAAAGCCCTGGCTGAAGATATTGATTTCGAAGATGCTGATACTTTCGCACAGAAAGTTGAAACAATCAAAGAATCTTACTTCACCAAGAAAAAAGTAACCGTTGCTGAAGAACAAGTTGATGAGTCTGCTGATGCAGAGGAAATCTCTCCAGAAATGGCTATGTTCGTCCAGCACCTCAGACAAACACACGTACCAAAATAAAGAAAGGTGTACAATAAATGACTCCTACTGTATCTTACGATAAACTCGTACAAAAGTGGGCACCAGTACTGAACGAAGAAACTGCTGGTCCTATTTCCGATCATTACCGTAAGCAGGTAACTGCTGCGATTCTGGAAAACCAAGTAACTGCTATGCGTGAAGAAGCTTCCCAAGGCTCCTTCGGCATGATCAATGAGTATGGCACAGAAGCAGGTAACGTTGATAAGTTCGACCCTGTACTGATCAGCCTTGTTCGTCGTGCTATGCCAAACCTGATTGCATATGACGTTGCTGGTGTACAGCCAATGACTGGTCCTACTGGCCTCATCTTTGCGATGAAGTCCAAGTACAAGACTACTCGTGGTGGTGCAACTGCTGACTCTGAAGCACTCGGCATCAAAGAGCCATACACTGGCTTCTCTGGTGACTCTGGCTTCCCTGGCTCTCCAGACTCCTCTGCTGATCCTGCTGGTCTGTCCTCGGCTAACTTCGATGACGATTCCACTGGTGGCGACAAGCGTGCTACAAACCTTGCTGGTGGTGGCATGACCACTGCTGAAGGTGAAGACCTTGGCACAACTGGCAATGCTGCATTTGCTGAGATGGGCTTTACCATCGAAAAGCAGACTGTAACTGCTAAGACTCGTGCGCTGAAGGCTGAGTACACCATGGAACTGGCTCAAGACCTGAAGGCAATCCATGGTCTGGAAGCTGAAACTGAGCTGGCTAACATTCTGTCTGGTGAAATCCTTGCAGAAATTAACCGTGAAGTTATCAGAACCATCAACTCGCAAGCTAAGAACGGTGGCG